GAAACCCTCGGACACTGAACTCAAGGTCATGAAGGAGATGTTCGAAGCATCCGTGGACGGCAAACCTTACGATCCTGATCGCTGGAGCCAGTACTTCCGCCCCGCAGGTGTGTCAGCACCCGCTGGTGGATCTAGTGCTGCCGCAGCACCAGCAGAGGCAGCAGCTCCTGCGGCTCAACCCGCAGCGGCCGCGTCAAGTTCGTTTGACGAGGACGATGCACCCACTGCCACAGCACCGGTTGTGAAACCTGCTGCCAGTGGACAGAATGCTCAGGACATCCTGGCCATGATCAGGGCACGCCAAGCCAAAACCTGATGTTTTGTCCTTTAGATGTAGAACTGTTTCCAGAAGATTGCAGGGTGACACATTTGTCATCCTGCGATCAATGGATCTATTGGATCCAGAAAAATGGTAGTTCTAGTCTGCGTAAAGAAGAATCAAATGGTGCCAAAGGGTATCGCAATCACGACATTGCCTCTCTGCCCATAGTAGATATCTATATCCGTAATGCCCAGGCAAGATACATCAGTGGAGCACATACCTATCTTGAGTTTTTACATCGAGATCATCCTGAATTAGATCGCGAATCTGCTTTGTGGTTTATCAAAAGATATAAATTCTTAAACCGTCATTTCTTACCACAATTTTTCTGGCTGATAAATCTGTCAAGATATCTAGACACTAATACACAACTGAGGATCAGAAATCTCAAAGATTTAAAACATGCTACCACATACATAGAAAGTCCAAAAATAAACAAATTGCCTCAGAACTTTGCAGAAAAATTATTATCCAACGATCCCAACATGGAACTCTGGTTTTTTGTGGATCAGATATTGTTTGATCTAGCAGGACATTCTCTTACATGGTCACAGATTGTAGATCATTACCAGACGAAATACTCAGATACATGGGCCTTAATGACATCAGGATTATCTCAAATAATGCAAAATGTATTGCCCAAGACTTGATCATTTTGTGCGTTTTAATCCTAATGGCACTGTGAGCCGCTGCGGACACATGATCAATGCTCCAGAATTTGATACACTAGCAGAGATGGAATCTAGTGTCTGGCTGCAACAGATAAAAGACAGGATGTCACAGGATCAATGGCCATTGGAGTGTGTGAGATGCCAGGAGACTGAACCCAACAGCATCAGGATGTATTCTCTCGAGTTAGACAACCGAACATCTCAACAGGATTATTTGCAGGTAGGTGGTGTATTGGATAATCTCTGCAATGCAGCCTGTTTGACCTGCAATGAGAATCTGAGCACAAGGATAGGTAGCCTCAAAAGTCGGGCATTTCCTATTATTAATAATTCCAAAGGATTTTCATTGCTGCCACAGCAACGCATAGTGCATCTAGACATCAATGGTGGTGAACCTGCCTACAGTAGAAATTATAAAAGCATATTGAAAAATCTGCCTCCTAATCTCCGGACTCTACGACTTAATACCAACTGCAGCACCGTGTTGACTGAATTGGTGGATATCGTTGATTGCGGCATCGAAGTCACAGTCACAGTAAGCTGTGACGGAATCGGCCCGATGCATGAACTGATGCGTTGGCCTATAACCTGGCAGACATTTCTCAACAATCTCATGATCTACCGATCCATGCCAGTGAAACTGAATTTATGGACCACGGTCAGTGCGTTGAATGTGGAAGATCTACCCAACATACAATCCTTCGCACAACAACACAGCATAGATCACAGTTATGCCTATCTCAAAAAACCTTGGGAATTATCAGTAGATAATAAAGATGTACGTGCCCGCGATGAATACATACGCAATCAAAAACAATTGAGAGGTATCAAATGAAAATCGCTATCACCGGACACACTGCAGGCATTGGTCGATCCCTGGCCAACAGTTATCATTCACGCGGACATGAAATTATTGGCCTAAGCAAACGTCACGGTGAAAACATCCGTAACATTATAAAGATATCCCAAAAGATCGAACCCTGCGATATGTGGATCAACAATGCACAGGATGGATTTGCGCAAACTGAATTGTTGTTTGAAATGGCCCGACGATGGCAAGGCACACGCAAACACATTATGGTCATTTCCACAATGATGACACAACAGCCCGCAAGTTCTTTACCGGGACTTGACATGGATCTCTATCGTGTGCAAAAAGTCGCCTTGGAAGAATCCATACGCCAGATTCGTAATCGACATCTTAAAATCTACATCACATTAGTTAGACCCGGCAACGTGGCCACTAGTGCTGACAAAACAGTTCCACCTGCTGCTGATGTTGATCATTGGGCAGAAACTCTTGTCAAACTTTTTGAGACAGCAGCACCTGATCTTATTATACCAGAAATTTCTCTGGCACCAAGACTGAAATGAACGCCAAACAGATGCTGACCAATGGAGTATTCTGCCCTATGCCATGGACCGGGCTAATGTATAACTTTGATGGCAGTGTAAAAAATTGCATACGCAGTGCAGGTCGTCTTGGCAATATCCGCGATACTGCCATCGAAGAAATACTGTCTGGGCCTGTGAATCAACAAACCCAACAACGTATGCTCCAGGATCAACCTGGATCAAACTGTTATACCTGCTACGATCTTGAAAATGGAAAAAAGAATTTCGATATCATCAGCGATCGTATATTTTACATACGAGAACTCAAACATGTACCAGTAGATACCTATGTGGTAGGAAATCATGATCTAAGAACTATAGATGTAAGATGGAGCAATCTTTGTAACTTTGCATGTGTTTATTGTTCTTCTGATTTTAGCAGCCAATGGGCCAGTGAATTAAACATCCGGCCTGTGCGTCCAGATCCACAACAGATACAGCAGTTTAAAGATTATATCTTTGATCATGCTGCAAGCCTCAAGCATGTGTATCTTGCCGGTGGCGAACCTTTATTGATGAAAGAAAATCTAGAACTTTTAGAACTTTTGAAACAACACAATCCCACGGTAAATTTACGCATCAATACCAATCTCAGCAAGGTGGACACCAAGATATTTGATTTGATATGCGGATTCAAAAATGTACATTGGACTGTGAGCGTGGAGTCCATGGAAGAAGAATTTGAATACATCCGTTACGGGGGAACATGGCAAGACTTTTTGGATAACCTCTTGGTGATTCGTAATCTAAGTCACAAAATTTCATTCAACATGTTGCATTTCCTCTTAAATTATCGCAGTATTTTTCAGTGTATTGATTATCTTAGATCTTTAGGATTCCATGCAAACAGTTTTATTGCAGGTGCATTACTAGGTCCTCTTTACCTAAACATCAGACATTTGCCAGATTATGTGCTAAAATCAGTTCAAGATGAATTGGAATCTCGCATCAATGATCGTCCGGGATATCTATTGGAACAGAGTTTGAAGAATTTGTTGCACTACGTACAGCAACCTTTTGAACGAGATTTAGCAGCATCATTGAAACAAATTGCTATCATGGACCATCGCAGAAACATGGACAGCAGTAAAATCTTCACAGAATTATACTCATTACAACAAGGAAGCAATCATGGCCAAACCATTTGACGTTAGCAAATTCCGAAAGGAAATAACCAAATCAATCGATGGACTTTCTATCGGTTTTAATGATCCCACAGACTGGATCTCCACAGGCAACTATGCCCTGAACTATCTCATATCAGGTGATTTCAATCGCGGAATTCCTCTAGGTAAGGTCACGGTGTTCGCTGGTGAATCGGGTGCGGGCAAGAGTTATATCTGCTCCGGCAACATCATCAAGAATGCACAACAGCAAGGCATCTTCGTGGTCTTGATCGACTCAGAGAACGCCTTGGACGAAGACTGGCTCAAGGCACTGGGTGTGGACACAGACGAGAAGAAACTGTTGAAACTAAGCATGGCTATGATCGACGACGTGGCCAAAACCATATCTACTTTCATGCAGGATTATAAGACCCTGCCCGATGGCGAACGACCCAAGGTTCTGTTTGTGATCGACAGTCTGGGCATGTTGCTCACACCCACTGACGTGAACCAGTTTGATGCCGGCGAGATGAAAGGTGACTTGGGTCGCAAACCCAAAGCACTTACAGCCTTGGTACGTAACTGCGTAAACATGTTCGGCAGTTACAACGTGGGATTAGTGTGTACCAACCACACATACGCCAGCCAAGACATGTTCGACCCCGACGACAAGATCTCCGGTGGCCAAGGCTTTATCTATGCTAGTTCGATTGTAGTGGCCATGAAGAAAATGAAACTCAAAGAAGATGAAGATGGCAACAAGATCTCTGATGTCATGGGTATCCGGGCCGGTTGCAAAGTCATGAAAACACGCTATGCCAAACCCTTCGAAGGCGTGCAAGTCAAGATACCCTACGAAACAGGTATGAATCCTTATTCAGGGCTCACCGATCTTGCTGAGAAAAAAGGCCTGCTGAAAAAAGATGGCAACAGGCTCATGTTTGTGACTTCAGACGGCGAGATCATCAAGCAATTCCGCAAGGCCTGGGAATCAAATGAAGAAGGCTGCTTGGACAAGGTCATGGCCGACTTCCAAAATCAGAAATCCGTGGTAAGTACAGCCGAAGACCAGCCCGAGGAGGAATAACAACATGGCCGTGGATTTATCACATGATCTCTGGAACGAACTCAAACGATATATCAGCACAGTGGACCGAGCAGACGCTGCAG